CAGCAGATTTGTACTTAGTCAAAGTACCACCAATAGGCATTTCGTTCAACAAGATGTTCTGGTTCGTTGATACATCAAAGAACGGATATACCTGAGGATTGCGTTCACCAGTGGTGGTGTAGCCGTTGCGTACTAATAGGTAAGCGTCATCGTCGGCATATTCCATCCACATTGGGCTAAATACGCGAGCAACACGGAAGATGTCCTCGGCAGTTGCACCTGGTTCAATCAAGTAGCGGTTGCCAACCTTGGCTTGGAAAGCGGCGGTCAATACGCTAGGCTTTACGACCAAGATTTGTTCGCCTTCAGAGCGAATCCATTGGCGAGCACCGACAACACCGTCATAAAGGTTGTCGCCAGCTTTCACGGTGTAGTTAGAAGCTACCAAAGTACCATAGCCAGATTCGGCGGCACAGTCAGCAGCAATTGGGAATAGACCCGTGCTGGTAGTAGCGTCAAACATACGGAGGTCAGCTTCGTCGCCAGAAGGAGCGGAGCGGCCATCACCGATGAAGATAGCTCGTTCAATAGATAGTAAGATTTGGTCAAGAAGTTCACGAGAACGGAACTCTAACAGTTCAGGATTCTCATAAATTTCCATAGCATCCAACGACAATTTCTTATAAATCATCTTGTCATAAGCAACACGAATGGTGTTGGTAATAGCTTCATCAACCTTGGTGTCGCCCTTCTTGTGGCCTTGAGCTTCGTTGCCATATTCGGCAGTCCCGGCCAAAGCGTTATTACGCAAGCCACGACCATTGGTCCCACCAATGTGGTAAATGTAGCTTAAAATGCCGTCATTGTGTTCCATGGCTTCAGTGAACATATTGGTGATGTTCAAAGGAGCACCTAAACCAGTGATAGCGTCTTTGCTGGCAAGAGCTTTGGTGAATTTGTCATCGAACTTGAAGTTGGATGCCTTCAAAGCGTCTCGAATCGCAGCGTGGCGAGCCTTCTTAGACTCGGCTTTTGCATCTTTCGATACAACTGGGGTTTCGTTTTTCACTTTTTTATCCCTCGTCATGTTAATGTTGATATTGTGGACAATGGTGTCCTTAGTTTCTTCTGCGTCCTTCGTATCTTCAGTAGCAACCTCTTTTTCGTCTTCTTTTTCATCACGAGCAGTAGGCTGCACTTCAGATTCAGGCACGTCAGTTGTGAACTCATCAATAACCTCGGCAGCTTTCTCCACCAAGTCCTCCGCAAGTTTTTGCTTCATAGCAACATTTTCCTTTGGAGTGAGTTCGTCTTTAGTTTCGCTCATTTGAGTTTCTCCTAAATCGTTGTTATTATTTTTACCATCTTCGACCTCGACGACTTCGCTACCCTTAGCCCCTGTCGCTTCGGCTTCTTTATGGTCAATAGTTTTAGCACGGGGGTCATTGCCGGTCAATACCATCGAAATCTCCCGTAATATTCCGATAGGTTCATCAATTTCTAATCCAACGCCATAGTACCCGTCAGGATACCAATCAATGCCAGTAGAGTAGCTGGCGTCTTCGCTGATAGCATACGCGTGGTCTGCTAATGCATCATCATTTGCGAAATACATTCTTGCATGAAGGCCGTCGTCTTCTAGCCATACTCGGCATGAGCCAAATTGCTTTTCGATAGTGTCTACAAGCTCGCCGTCTACCATTTTACCGTGGTCAGCTTGAGCCTTGACAGTATATTCCTCGGATTGTTTATCTGGGTTTGTTTTAAGTGCCTTGATTGCAATAGGCTTGCCGTCTCGGCCCATAACATAGAGATTATCTAAGTCTCTAATTTCCCCTGATTCCATGATTTGACCTGAATTTGCAAGAATATTGCGATACCGACGCTCTTCCGAGCTGTTAGCGTCTTTAAGCACCTTAGCATCGTAAAATTTCATAATTTTAGCATATCATACTTTTTATGGTTTGATAAGTCTAGTGTTAATGTCGTAAAATACCAAACAAGCTAGGCCGCTGGAGTACAAGCGGCCTATGAGAGAATATATGCTTTTTTGTTTTTCAAGGCGAAATTATACCGTGTGAAGTATAATTCACAATTATGCTGAGGTACTTACCCGTGGCTGCTCGGGTACAATCCCATTATACCACATTATTTGCGGATAATAGTATCATTTGCATATAAACCATAGCCAGTTCCGTGGGTCCACCCGAAAAAAACCGTATTTCCAGTGGTTTCGGACACCCAGCTTTCGGCGTATGCGTTCATTTCAGCCCCCCACTTAATCTCGCCCTCACATCTGAGCATAATATCACCCATGGTGTCGCCTTTTACTACATCAATGCGAGAACAATCCTCTACTACCGGCTCTGGTTCCGGTTCTGGCTCAGGTGCGATGTAGATATTTGGTCTAAAGGCACCAATAAAGTCGTGCGTAGATAGATTGATGATATTTCCGGCAGCTCCACCACCTGGACAAGGAGCACCACCTTGATTTTGGCCTAGTAAAGCAAAATAACCGTTGTTATAGTAGCCCATAGCCATGCCAATATGCCCCCATTGGCCAGTAGAATAAACGGCAATATCACCAGGCTGGATTTGAGTCGGGTCCCAAATCATTGTAAATTGGTCGCCAGCATTTTGTTGCCAGCACCCGTCAGCAATAGTTCCCTTAGCTGCACCAGTGCCACAAGTGTAGAGCGTGTGGCCGGTGTAGTTAATGAAAAAGGCTGCCATTGAGTCCCAGCATTGTGCGCCGTAATAGCCATCCACGTCAATGCAAACCCCTAGCGTTTGATTAGCAAAAGCTTGTGGGCTTGAGATGTCTAATGTCGGCACATAAGCACCCATGCCACATTCTTCACCCTCCGGACATTCTTGGTTATTCACCTCGGTTACTGGCCCATTAGATTCAACAGCCTCGACCGTTGGGATTTCTTGACCATCGACCTTAATTTCCCCCTGTCCATATTCAATAGCTTCTAGCCCCTCAGTCAAATCTGGGAGTGCGTTTTCGCTTGAATAAAAAATGGTAGCACTGGCCCTGCCATTTTCAATGTTGATATTCACGGCTGCACCAGTGATAGCAGCGGCAATAAGAGCAATGCCGGCCACAATACAGCCGATAATCTTTTTACTCATTTGAGTTCCTTTCGTTTTAATGTTCTACACCCAGAATAATTGTTTTTATGGTTAATGTCAAGTGCTAGCTAGATTTTGTGTAATATAGGGTAATGTAGGCCCTCCAGGCACTTCGGTCCGTATTGGTAGCTAGAGATATTTGGCCAGCTGATTTATCAGATACGAACACAGTATCAAAAGAGGCTCCATTAGCGCTAACATATGGCAAATTGTGGACACCATATGTGCCACCAGATGGGGCCGTAGCCTGTACAGCCATTGCTTCTAGCCATATCACATTAGCCCCACTGGGAAATAATCCAGTCCTATCTACCCTGGAGTTATTAGGCATTGTTCCCCAGTCCACCGTCTTTTTGTAAATCTCTTTTCCGTCAATCCATTTTCTGAATGTATCTTGTTCAGTGGTTGAATAGTCAATTGGCAATGTGGTTAAATCTAGCTTGTCCGAAGTAATCGCTCCATTTTGAATTTGATTTGTTCCAATCTGAGCAAAAGCACCAGCAGTAATATCATCAGATGTAATATCAGTAGTCCCAGTAGCTACCGTAATAGTGGCTAATACTACATAATAAGCAGTTGTACCGGAAGCACCGTCTGCCGTAATAGCTGTCCTAATTGCACTATCATTTGGCGCACTTGGAGAAGCTGAAGGGGTGCCAGCCACGGCAATTAAACCACAGGCAGTTGGGTTATCTGAGGTCGTGTTATTCCCTTGGGGTGGATTGTCCACATAAGCCACAATCGCATCAATTCTAGTATTGCTACCGGGAGCTGCGCTCAAAGTTACCGTGATAGGCGAACCACTGATATTGTTGATAGTAGTTTTGTTGCCTGCATTATCTTCAGCGATAGCTACATCTCGAGTATTTCCGTCGCCACCTAGCGACACAGACATTCCTGTGTCTGGAGCACAGCCCCAGCCACTCATTATACCCCTTGTATATGCGGCTGCTACATCATTGAAGGCATTTACTGATGTCCGGCCACCATAAGCACCGTTTGTGCCTACTGCGTTGTTTGGATTAGTCATTTGATTTCTCCTTTCTTATCAAATCGTTATATTCTGCGAAGGTCGCCACCTTCATTTTTACCCTAACAGCATTACATTTCGGACAATTTATCACACAGTCTATGCTCTTGTCCGTGTCCCCTAAAATCCAGCCACACTTTGGGCATCTAATCTTTATAGCTCCCATTATGCCAGCACCTCATCAAAGTAGCAACGACAATTTGGGTGCGCATCGGGAATCCTGCCGTCATCATTCCAGCTTGAATGTTCCCAGCTCACCACTTCGCCGTCTTCGGTTTTTACACTGTTGCTGAAAGCATCGCCTAGGTCTACCTCGGTCCCCTCCATGGCAGCACACACGGGGCAAACATCGCTATCACCAGAAGTGCGCCACACTAGCTTGACTTTTAACCCGTATTTTTCGGCTAGTTGTTCGTCTTGCTCTAGGCGACCACTTCTAATAGCATATAGCGTCTCATTCCTAGCAATTAGTTCGGCTTTTGCTCGAGGCAGAGCCTCTTGCAATTGCTCGGCGATTTCATTGGCACTTAATGCCTCGCTACCGGCCAGAGTTTCTTTTATTATGTTTTTGGTGTAGTCCACATAACCATTAGCTAATTGCTCAGCTCTTGTGTGAATTCTCTCTTTTAGGGAATCACTGACATATACTTCGCCATTAGTGATAGTTTTTAATATCTCGCTAGCTACATCTTTTTTGGCTAATACCCTCAGGGCTTCTGCGCCTTCTAAAGCACCGTTTCTAGCGTCGTCTTCTAGTAGTTGCGTCATTCTGGTTATGACTTCGTTGACATTGACCACACCACCTTTTTGCGATTGAGTCATTATAGCCCCAGCTAATTCAATCATCATGTCATATAGCTGTCGCTCCTGCCTTGTCATTTTAGGCAATTTATCTAATGAGTGGTGGCAGGTGCAATTATGCCCGTGAATTACATCCGCCACTTGGGCTTTTGGGTCAGTCTTTGCCTCGTCTATTGTTGACTCAGCTGGCGCCGGAGCCTTATAAGATATAGATTCCGGCGCAGGTAATAATCCAGCTAAGCCCCGATTGTAAATCCCCCTTGCAGCGTTCAGCCATGAATCTGGCAACTCTAAAGCCTCAACGGCTGCCTCTCCAGAGGCCCCAGCCTCAATCAGGTTTACTAATGATTCGCCCCTAATGCGCCCAATTTCTGCCTTTGCTTTTTCACGCTCCGTCAATTCAGGTATTTCAAGGTCAAAGCTGATGCCATAACCTAAGCCACCAGTAATTCTGTCTAGCTCATGCTGGAATTGATTCCAGAAGCTCACAAGCGCTGGGTAAACTCTACGCTTGGTGAATTGGTGGTCTGACAATTCGGCGTTATCATATTTGGCGCTAGAATCATCACCGAGGATAAAGTTAGATACACCAACAGACTTATTCAGCCTATCATTGACAATATCTACGATTTCCCTGATAGCTAAGGTGGAGTTATTGCCCTGTATGGTCTTAACTTCTACTTGGTCTACGCTTTTGCCCTCGTCATTGTCAAATTGGCGCCATGCATATACTGTTTTATTGCGATTGTGCGCTCCTTTGAGCTTGTTTTCCAACTCTCTCCTGGTTGCTTCATACTTTTCTTTGGTGCTAGCAGTAATGAAGGTAATAGTAGCAGGAATAGCACCATTCTCGAAATAGGCTCTTTGGTATTGAGCGATTAGGTCGTCAATCTGCGCCCATATTCTCACGGCAGAGGCAGGAGATACACCCTTCTGAATATTGCGGGGGCTCCTAGAGAAGCGAAGGCGCATCACTTGGTCTTCGCTCAATACCTCAATCCCATCTGTGGTTAGTGCTTGCCATTCCCACTGGCCATAACCTAGATATATGCGACACTCTGGCGGTAGAATTGTATAGCCAATAACATTATCTCGGTTATCTTTCCACACATGAATGTCTAGCTCGTCTTCTGTCAACCATGTGGCGAACATCACATCAGCAAATTCTGCCCAGCCCATCTCATCATTAGGATTTCTTAGCCATGCTAGCTCAGGAGTGCGAGTTTCTGACAATTTCGCACCATTTTCGCTTACACCATAAGGCACGACGCATTTCATTTCATCAATAAGTGGCCTAACTTGTGCGAAAAGATTCTCATAATCTGAACAAATCGGGCTAAGGAAGAATTGATTTGATAATTCTTGCGCAAAATCACGAGATTTTTTACGCTTTACAGCGTCCCGCACATTGTCCCTAAAATTAGCTATTAGTCCCATTTTCGCCCCCTTCCTCTGCTATTTCAGCCTTTTTTGTGGCCTTTTTAACAGTCTTCTTTGTAGTTTTACGCTCTAATAAACCCTTTAAGGTAGAACTAAACTTCTTTCCATCAGTAAAAAACGGCATTGTGCCTATTTTATACTCGGTTATAGCTTTGGCGCATAGTTCTCGGCCCTCTGGCGAGGCAAAACTCACTTTGCGCACATTTAAGCCTTTTTTAACAATAAACTTTTTGAGTCGTTTACCACGGTCTCCACACATAGGGCAGTCTTGGTAAACACATATTATTTCCTTAGCCATTTTAACCCTCCAAGGCTCGTGTTATATATCGCTCAATGGCTCCGTCCGTAGCTTTTGAGAGTCGGTTCAGGCCAGTTTCTCCACTGGTCAAATAAGTTTTGAGCACCAGCTTGTCGTCCGCGCTTAGCTTTTTGCGAATAAAGCTTTTGGCAAACTCATCATCAAAGCATGACGCTAAAATGTCGTCCGCTTCTCTGGTTTGCTCGTCAGTCTCAAACTTGATATTCGATAGACGCAGTTTTTTCTCTGCATCAATTTTTGGCTCGCACAAATGACCCTTGAAGTCTATTGGTTCGAGTCCGTTGAAGTGTAGCATTGCTCTTAGCTCCTGTTTATTCTAATACTAGAATAGCACATTTTAGCCACAATCGCAATCACTTGCAAATATCATGCGAGCCTTGTATAGTCCATGTGCAGTCATGCGCCATGGCATATTCTGTACGCTCTGAATCTTCATGTCGCTCATAAAGAGCAATCGCACCTAACATTATTATGATTGCCGCTATAATTTTCAATGTATTTTTCATTTTTTGTTTTCCTTTCTTTTTGTTTTTAGAAATGCCAATAGTGATTTGGGCTAAAGCTGTAATATGGAATCGTGAAGAATCCTACCACGACAGCCATCAGCAAGATGTGAAGCAATAGGCTATGGCCTTTTTGCTCTCGCACATAGTGTATTTTGCTCATGTTGCTCCTTTCGTTTGTTTACGTTACTATTATATATAACTAAAGCGTTAATGTCAATAGTTTTTTGCATTTTCTTCAAAAAGTTTTCCACAGGTTTAACAGGGGTATAACAACAAAATGCTATTTTTTAGTCAAAAAAGGAAAGTGGGAGCAACCGAAGTCGCTCCCGTAGATAAGGACCACCATCCCTCCTTGAGTAGGGGACAGGACATTTTTATTATAACATTTTTATAAGTTTTTTTCTATGTTTTTTTAATACCAAAACTCCATGCCTTGCGTTGTCCTCTCTCGACATCCATTCTAAATTTTCAACTCTATTATCTGTTTTTATACCATTTTTATGGTTTATGGTTTCCTCATTATTAGGATTAGGAATAAAAACTATACCTACCAATCTATGTGCTTTTCTAAAATAATGTTTACCATTTTTCATCAATTTATATTCAACATAACCATATCGGTCTTTTCTCTCTTTAAGAATCCTACCACAATACGAATTCCCAGATTTTTTTATTCTTTTTACTCTACCTAAGTTTGAAATTTTATAATAACCCTTAAATTCAGGTATATCTTTCCATATTTCTTTCATGATTCTCCGTCCTCGACCTGCTTTATTATTAGGACGGAGAGGGCAGGCAGGTCGCTCTGCCCCTCCACTTCTATTATACCATATTAAAATTGAATTCGCTTTTTGCTTAGGTCGTCGATAGCATAGCGAAGGGCATCCATAAGGTGGTCGTTCCCGTCTTGAGGTTCGTCTATTATCTCCCCGGTCCGTTTCTTTCTCCACGCATAAGACAAATATTCACGCTTTAGGTGCTGGCCATAGTATTTTATTTGCCTTTGTGATACTCTATCAATGCCACGCTTTACACTGCCAGCGTTTTTATCAGCTCCCACGATTCTAAATCCAGCGCTCTTGATTTCGGCAATGATTTCAGGTCTGGCTGAGTCTGCTACTATCAAAATACTCGGGTCTATATTTTGCGACATTAAGATTTCTTTATATTCTGAACCCAAT